TGCCCACAAATGTAGTAATCCGTGTTTCTGTACTTCAAGTTGTCCTAAGTCGTGCTTTATAGCAGCATACTTCTTTTGAGATTCTTGTAATTTCTCTAATTGCTCTTTACTAATTTTTGACATCCTATTAAATTTAAAGTTATATCCAAATATAATAAATTAATCCCAGTCAGGCTTTAATGTTTCATCTACTGGATTTATTTCTAATTCAATTTGTTTATCTAAATTTTCTTGCATTGATGCTACATCTAGTCCTGCTTCTAACCAAGAAACTACATCGTCTTTAGTTAAGTCAGCATAAGGAATAAAGTTCTCTGGGTCATATTCAACGCTCATCGCGCCTATTGAATTGACTTTATATTCTCCAGATTCATCTGAAGCTATATAACTCCAGTGTACTGCGTAGATAACATTGCTGTTATCACCTTCTTGAATTTTTGCGTCTAACGCATTAATTTTCCAATTATAAGTATTTGCCATTTTTATATTTATTTATTTTATTTAACACGTTCCTCCTCCTATTATTGAACCATTACTTCCTACTTGTATATATTTTCCTGTTGATGAACCACCACTTGTAAATACCTGATAAAACCCAGAAGCAGCAACTAAACTACCTGAAGTGTTCTGATAAGCTGTGTATCTACCATCTAATGCGTCAGGATATTGATTGTTTGTATCATTATGATAATAAGGCGAAGGTTCAGGAAATCCTGCAGCACAAGAATCAGAAGAGCTTGATGAATCGTATATATAATCAAATGCAGTCAATGTAACATTCTGCTCATAACTATAAAACTCTGACATCTGTAAAGGGTCAGCTCCATCAGGTCTTTCTAATGCTGGATTTAATGTATTTACAGCAGGATAGCTTGTCCCAGAACCACTTGAGTTACCACCAGTTAGTCTTGATATATCTGACATATATATAGGTGATGTAACATTTGTAGCAGAATCATAACCAAAACCTTTTCTTTCTCTTGCTATTTTATTCATACTAAGTTCGTTTGGCGATTCTGGTACTCCCATTATTTAATTTGTTTTTTTAATTGTTCAACTTCTGCTCTTAATTCTTTTATTGCTTCGCCCATTATAGAAACCATAGCTGCATAATTTACAGTTTTAAACTCTCCTTTATCAAAATGATTTTTTTCTGTAACCATTTCTGGCAATACTTTTTCTACATCTTGTGCAATATATCCTATTGATTTCTCATCATTTTCTTTCCAATTAAAATGAACTCCTTGTAGTTTATCAACTATATCTAAAGCATTATCAATCGGCTTAATATCTTTCTTTAATCTCTTGTCAGAACTAACTGTTGTTGAGTATGCAACTAAATCTCCGTCTGCGTGAAAATCACCATTTGCATATAATCTAAACTCATCATCCATCATTTGTGTATAATCAGTACCACTTATACCTTCATCATATCTTAACATCTGTACACCACCAACATTTATTCTAAAATCATCTGCTGCACCCCAACCAATGTATGAATTTGAATCGCCATTGTGTCTCAAATATCTATTCAAATGTGCATCACCATCACTATCAATTTCAAAAACATTTGTACCACTACCAGTTCTAAAAAAATGGTCATCAGCATCATAATAATTGTCAGAATTACCATTATATCCTAATATAAGTTGTGAGACATTAGTATTAACTACTTGTAAAATACCAGCTGGAGATGTAGTACCAATACCTACTTTACCATCAGAAGAAATACGCATTCTTTCTGTGCTATTAGTAGAAAATGCCATAGGTTTTTGACCAGTACCATATAATCCAATTGTAGAGTTAGTATCCATTAATGATATTGTTCCTGTTGTTGAACTATCACTTCTATCAACTCTAAATGATGCTGTACTACCTGAATTAACAAGATGTACAACTTTACCACCAATTGCACCACCACTAGGACTTGTAGTTCCAATTCCAACATTGCCTGAACTGTCAATACGCATTCTTTCTGTGTTACCATTTAAGAATCGCATTGTTCTATTAGCATCCTCTATATTTATATCAAGATTACCATCTGTTTTTATTTCAGCAGTTGCAGTATTAACATTTCTCATTAAAAATGTTTTGCTAGTATTACCAGCACTATCCATTCTAAATGTATTACCAGCACCATATATTTCTAATAAACTAGCAGGTGAAGTAGTTCCAATTCCAACATTGCCTGAACTATCAACCACTAATCTTTCAGCACCTGCTGTAGTAACAGAAAAAACACTTGTCAATGCTATACTTGTTGGAAAAGTTGTAGAGCCTGTATCTGTTAAATCAGGAGCAAAATCACCTCCTGTTTCAACAATAGTATCTAAACCTGCAAAAGTACCATCGTATTTTATATAAATATCAAAAACATTACCTGAAATATTTACATAACGAACTTCCGATATTGTATTTTGTTGTTTATTAAATCCAAAAAAATGACCATCAAGTGTTGTAGATGCATTATTTCCTCTTATAAATATATAAGTAATCCCTGACGTGTTGTTTCCTGCACCATAACTTACTGTACCTAAAACCTTAATCATACAACCATTTGAACCTGATAGAGTTAATCTTCCTAATTTATATACATTTTGATTACCTGCAGTTCCATCACCATCAGATATACTAGTTTTTAAGCAATCAGACCTTATAGCTCCTTCAACGTGAAGTTTTACTGTCGGGGCAGTAGTTCCTATTCCTACTTTACCATCAGAAGTAATACGCATTTTTTCTGTTGCTGCTATACCATCGGTAGTATGCGTTGTAAAAAATTGTAATTCAGAAGAAGCATTGTCTTGTGCATCTCTTACGCCTTTTATTGCTGCATTATAATTTGTAGTTGTACCTGCTGTTGCAGAAGTGCTGAAAATAACAGAACCCCCACCTCCTGCAGTATTAGTTCCTGAAACATCTAAATAAATATTAGATGTTGGAGAACTTGACATCGCTTTAGTAATATGTAATATAGTATCAGGGCTTGTTTGTCCAATTCCTACGTTTCCACCATTTTCAATTCTAACTTTTTCTCCACCTGAAGTTGCAAATCTAAAATCATCGCGAGTTTCTATTTGACAAGTACCTGTACTATCTTTAAATTTTATTGTTGTTGCTGTATCTGTGCTTTCGAACATTGCAACTGTATTAGCTGTGCCAGAATTAATATGAATATGTGCTTGAGGCGAAACAGTCCCTATACCTACTCGAGCATTTGAACCTTGTAAAAACATTTGTGCACCAGTAGTGTCACCATCAGCAGTAAACCTTATATTACCTGTTGTACCATATCCTGTTTTTATATTTAAATCAGCATCGCTTCCGTGACCTGTTGCGTTAAAATGACCAACCCAGCTTCTAAAAGTTCCACTACTATTTTTAAATCCAACGTGAGCATTTGCACCTTGTATTCCTATTGTTCCATTTGAACCAACTCCCGTTGCTACAACTTGCAAAGGTGCAGCAGGTGATGTAGTTCCGATTCCTACGCTTCCTGCAAAACTTGCGTTAGAGTTTGAGCCTAATGTTAAAACTGGCGTTCCTTCACTTGTTGCTGTTGCACTTGAGGATTTAGATATGAACAAATCTCTATCTCCACCAAATACAATATGAGTATCTTTACCACTTCCAGCACCACTTAAAAATAAAGTTGCATCATCATCGCTTGAAATTGCTGAAATAATTTTATCACCACTTCCTGTTAATGCAACATCGCCTGAAAAAGTTCCACTTCCTGTAACACTAACTCCTGAACTTGTTGTTTCAATTTTTTTAGTATTGTCGTGATATAAACTGACTGCACCATTTTCAACTATAAGTACTCCATTTTCTCCTGTTACCGGTCTTAATGCTATTGCACCACTTGATTGTTCAATAACAAGTGAACCTGTAGTGTTTTGAATAAAACTATCATTACCATCGTGATAAATCCTAAACTCGCTATCAGTACCCATAAATATTTTAGATTTATCAGGAAAAGCTACAGCACCTAAAGTTGTTGAACCATTTACTAAACTACCATCAAGTTTAAAATAAGTAGCTACATCACCAGAACCATCATCACTTTGAAAAATAATATCTTTATCATCTGCAAAATTTCTTAAATATAAATCGCCTGTATAATTGTCTATTAATGAATTTGTAACGTTATGCTTAATTCTTAAATCGTTTTGAGTACCCAAACGTAATTCAACATTATCACTAAATCGCATTTCGTTAAATACTTTAATTCTTTGTTCTCCTCCGTCTATTTGAAAATAATTTTCTGTACCACCTGCACCGTCATCACAAAAGAATTTAATATCGCCATCATTTGTATTTTGCACAATTTGTAAAGTTCCTGTATTGTTTGTTATTACACCTTGCGATCCATTATGTTTAATAACTAAATCTTGGTCGCTTCCAAATCTAGCTTCACTACTGTCACTAAAATCAATGTCATCATCAGCGCTTACACTAATGCTTGTCCCTCCTGTAGTATTTCCTTCAACTAAAACTTGAGATAAAGTATTACTAGAATTATTATCTACATAGTCTTTTACTGCAGCACTTGTAGGTATTGTTGTATCATTATCATTATTTGAAATACCGTCAGCTTGATCAACAAACTTTGTGACTGTAATTGATTCTCCTAAGTCTTTAAGAGATTCAAATTCTAAAGTACCTAGAACTAAACTTGCTCTTGCATATCCTGTTCCACTTAAGTTTACTGTAGTTGTTGGTTCTGATTGAAGATCTCTAAATATATGGAACTTATTATCTGCAGCTCTTCTAAATATACCCGCATATAAGTTTTGTGATCCTGAAGTATCATAGACGCCGTAGATTCCTAGATCTACTGCGTCACTTGTAGTGTTGTTACTACCAACAATAATCAATGGATCTTCTACACTTAACGTTTCTGTATCAATTGTTGTTGTGCTTCCTTCAACCAATAAGTCTCCTGTTACAGTTAAGTTACCTCCTATCTGAGAGTTACCTGAAACGTGAAACGTAGTTGTAGGACTAACGCCTATTCCTACTCTAGTTGATGAGATGTATAAAGGAGTATCATTTCCTAAACCATCTGTAATTCTTTTTGCTGTTGATGTTATCGCATCATTATCTGTTACCTTTAGTAACGAATCATAGGTAGCCGATATTACCGTTCCTGTTAATGTAGTACCCATAAATTATTTTTTTGTTTTATTATCCTTCTGCATAATCTTTTCTATAAAAGACTTTAATTTTACTATATTCTTTTCTTTTGGTTTATAAGTAGGTTTCCTCATTATAATACCCAGCTATTAAAATTCTCATTTTTATCTGGGTACATACCATCCTCATTAGATTCATTATATTCAGGAAACAAATTACTATTGTTATCTATATAATCTAAAAACCTACGTACATAAAACTCAGCTTTATCCCTAGAGCTGTCAACAAGAGATTTAATTTCTTGCATCGAAGGAGTCTCTGATGACTCGCTTCGATGTCTAAATACTCCTCCATTACTTACCTGATAAGACGCAAACATATAATAATCTGACTGAGCAAACCATATCAACATTGGTGTTATGTATGAGTTTAACAAAGTTTTGTAATCTGAATTAGCTGCGTCATCTATAGTATTTCCTGTAATTAAAGTAGAAATCTTGTTATATAATTTAGTACCTAAATAATTTTGAATATGTATATCTTGAGACACCTCAATAAACTGTATGAATTTATCAGCATCTACATTTCCACCTATAATGGATTTTCTTCTTAGATCATCAGTCGTTATGAATAGTGCCTTCATCTTCTTTTGTTTTAAATATATTCTTAATTTTATCTATAGCAGATAACTTCTCACCTGTTTCTTCTTCTCTTTTAATCTGAGTCTGAATATTGTCTAGTTCAGTAAACTCAATTGGCTGTAGAGTTACAAAGTATAAGTTAAGATCTATCTGATTGAACTCTAGAAGCATTTTAAAGCATTCTAAGAGTGCTTGTTGGAATGGTCTAACAACTATGTTATCCATAAGGATTGAAGCTGTTCTAAGCTCCTCTGCGTTATTACCAAAGCCTGTATTGTCTTTTATACCAAGCAATATTGGAGAAACAACTCTGTGACCTAACATTATTTTTTCTCTCGCTTCATCGGCTAAGAATTGATATTGAGCGTGAGCATCAGGTAAATGTATAGGTTCGATATCTGCCTTTCTATCTGGATCATCATTAAACGCTAAAATAAATTTACCAGAGTTAGAAGTTCCTCCAAATTTGTCTTGAATCTTTCTTTCAATAATTTGTTGTGCCTCTTCATCAGGCACACCATTATTAAAGTTTATCAGTAAAGACGGCTGTAAGCCATTTTTTATGTTGTTTATATGGTAGTTTGATACCTCTTCTTCTAAAGAGCAATACTGTAGACATCCGTGATAATCTACAGGTGCATAATAATAGAAGCCTGGTCTATATGGTTTACATATATAAAGCTCTCTTAAATCGCCTCTTCTTCCATTTCCGAATGTAGGAATCCTTTTTGGCTTATCAGTATTCTTTATTTCAGACCATTTAGGATGATAATAATAAGCTTTTATTACACCATCTTGAGCTTTTTCGGCTCTTAACGTTTCCATAGGAAAATGAAGTATATTCATAATCTTGGTCTTGTTTCTGTTGTATACTACCTGTATTGCAGCTTGACCTAATAATTTAAAATCGTTTACTACTCTTTTAACTTGATCAGGTTTCAATAGCTGTTTCATTTCAGCATACATTTCAGGTTTCTCAGAACTATCTGTTGCATCTAATCCTCTACCATAAATCATATCTACGATACCGTTGACGCAACAAGAGTTAGTAGGGCTGCTTAAATACAAGTCTATTAGGTTGTCAAAGTAATCATTGTCTTCTCCATAAGTTACCCAATCATTCTTATAATGTTCCTTTATTTCAGGAATCGTATATCCTTGTAAATTAACAACTCTAATATTGTCCTTGAACTCTTGTGTTTTTCTTCTTCTTGCCATATTAAATTGTTATGTATTTTTGTCCTGTAGGAGATGCAGTATGCTCATCATACTTACCTGTATTAATTGTATGAGGTATTGTTCTGTTTGTCTTAGAAGTACAATATACTTTATCTCTATATAATAAATTACCAGACCTAGTAAGTTCAATAGAATATAACTTACCTTCTGATAATATGCTAAACGTACAAGGTAAATTTATAAAGTTACCAGTGTACGTTGCAGTTAAACCTGTTAAGGTTTCTGTTTTTCTTGTACCGTCTTCTGTAATTACAAGTTGAACCAAACTATCTTCCTTATAGGATCTTGGAACAAACTGTAAAGTTTGAGAAGTTGTAATAGGCTGTAATACTATCATATATAGATAATCAAAAAAGTACAATAGTGTTTTAATAAAAAAGCCCCGCTTAATGCGAGGCTTTTTACAAAGGTTATGAAATCATTAATTTCCTCCTCCTGGTATTCCAGCTTGATTGTCATCTACATCAACATCTGTAGCAACTCCAGGAACTACTGTTGCAGTAACAGTAGAACCACCATTATTATTAAACACTAATGAAGTGTCTGTTTCAGAATCAATGTCACAGAAATTAGCAGGAGTTCTTTCAGTTCCTGTTAAAGTCAATGTATATCCGCTTAAATCTCCCATCGCTGATCCAGAAGAAACTGTTCCTCCTGTCACGTCCATACCGTGCTCAAGACCTGCAAGAAAATAATTATCGTTGTTATCTTTAATGATAACGTGAGGTCTTCCAAAAGATAATAATTTAATTTGTTTATGATCTTTTGCAGTAAGTTTAGGTAAAACCAATGTTAGAACTTGCTCGAAGAATGTTCCTCCTGTATCTGTTGAAGATACAATCGTTTGTTCTAAATTGGAGTTGCCTTTTAAGTCATATCTATAAACAGACCCTACGGCTCCTATAGAAGCAATGTTATCTTCTGTACCAGAAGTTGTGTTCATTACTACGCTATAATCAGTTTCTCCATAATTAATGAAGTAAACTGCTTTCAAGCCACCTACTGAGTCTTTACAGGGTCTTTGTCTTCCTTGTGATAAATCGCAACTCATATTATAATAGTTTTAGTTAATGGGCGGTAAACCCGCCCATCGATTATACAATAATTTATTATGCTAAAGTAAGTAATGCTAGATCACTTCCAATCCCATATTGAACGCCACTTGTAAACCTCATAATTACTCTTACATTTTGAGATCCATCAAGATCAGCCATATCTAATACTTTTACTTCATTATGGTCAGAGATTAATCCTGTACCGAAGTATAAGTTAGATTTTTGTCCAGCAACGATATGATCTGAAGGCATACCTGGAGCTAATACTAGCTCAATACCATCAAATGATAGTGAGTTGCCTTGATTGTACCATTGATTACCTCTGCTTTCAAAACCTGCAGCACCAACACCATTAGCAGCATATCCGCCTAAATGTCTGATGTACGATTGCCAAGCAGCAGTTGGAACATAAATTTTTAAATCTTCTTTACCATAAACTTTAGAAGGAAGTGCGTCTACAACGTTTCCTAAAAGTGTTACAATATTTGAGCTTGAAAAAGAAGTTTCAGAACCGTTAGCAGCGTCATTTACATCTGAATCAGCAGCCATTAATACTGTGAATCCGTCAAATTCTCCTGCGTTTCCGTTTACACCTCCCCAGATGTTTTGCTCATTCTTTTCTGCAACTAAACCTGCAACGTGTCCGATTAAGAAATCAGAGAATTTTGGAGGCATATTTGAATATGCAGAATATCCCATCTGAATAGCTTCCCAGTCAGAAATAAAATCTTTTTTACAAAGTTCTAAGTTCACTTGAAACTCTTCTGGTTGTAGGACTCTTTCAGTTAAAGTAACAGTAGCAGTATCTGTAAAATCACAAGTAGCGTCTTTTATTACGTTAGCGTCAGTTGCAACTTTCTTGATTACTTCTTTGTACTTAATGTTTGGTTTAATCTCAATGTTTCCATTTTCGATTGTCGGAGACGATAATAGAGCAGCAGATATATACTTGCCACTAAATTCGCCTGCGTAAGTAGTAGTTATACTTGTAGTAGTAGCCATAATTATTTAATATTAAAAGTTTGATATTTTGTTAAATACAACGTCTCTAGTGCTCATATTTCTTTTTTGAGCATATAGAAACTCTTGTTTTTTACCTACTTCAGATTCAGGGCTATGTTTAATTGGCTCAACCTCTGGCTCTTGAGCAGATAATTCTTGTTTTTCTTCAGCTTCTAGTTCTTGTGGAACTTCTAAAGCTTCTTCTTCTTGAGATAGTTTAGAAACCATTGCTTTTACTTCAGCAATCGCTTTTGCTAGCTCTTCCTTAGTCACAAAGTCTGATTCTTTTGGCTTAGGCATTTCTTCCATTTCTTTGCCATCTTTGTCGTGGTAACCAGCTTCGACTTCTTCAGAAAGTTCAGTTGTTTCTTCGCTTTCTTTTACTTCTTCTTTTTGCTCACTTAAAACAACTTCTTCCTCTTTAACTTCAATGTCAGACTCTTCTTTCATTTCCGCTTCAGGTTGTACTTGCTCTTCGTCAGCATTCAAAAGAACGTTTTTGAATTTTTCTACGATTTCGCTTGCTTTCATAATAATAAAATATATATAGTTAATTAATTATTTATCTGTCTGTTGTATTTTCAGATCTTACCAATACCTTGATTGATCAAATAACCTTTACAACATTTTCTTGAATATCTTTTACCATCTGCACATAAGCAGCCGCGTCTTGAGGAACGCGGACTGGTTCTACTTACTGTTAGTTTCTTTTTGTTCATTTCTTAGAGCTTTTAGGATGTTTAGCGGGTAATATATCATAGTCAGTTGTATACTTGGCATTTTGTGGTCTTCCATTTCTTACCAAGTACATAAAAGCGTTGACTCTCGCGTGTGCCCACTGTGAAGCTGATTTTACATTAGGAGAATGACTTGTATTGAATGCTCCTAGTCCTCTTTGAAATACAGAAGCTAGCATTCCTACTGTAACACCGTAACCTAATTTCTCTTTATATCTTTTATTGAAATCATCAGCTTTTTTCTGTAAAGAAGCTCTGTCTTTTGCAGAAACTTTAGCTCCTGTTTTGCCAGATGCGTCTCCTTTAGCAGTTCCTTTACCTTTTGGATTTTTATTAGGTGTGTCTGACTTAGGTGCTTTAGGACTTTTTCTTACTCCTCCTCTTGGTCCAACTTCTGCATAATTATCTGTCTTTTTTATACATTTGCCATTTTTCTTTACAAATCCTTTAGGACAAGAATCTTTTAATGAATGTTTTTCACAAGGCATATACCAAATCTTACCTTCGTAATCGTGTTCGTGTGATCCTTTACAACCAAGATCTAAAGCTGCTTTTTCTGCAGCTTCTTTACTAGAGAAAGCTAATCTATCATCTATGATAGCAAATTCTTCATCTATAACCATAGATTTTAATTTCAACTCTCCTAACTCTTTTAATTTACCTCTTGACCAGTTTAAACCTGCTTTTCCACCCCATAATAAGTATGAAATAGTACCGCAAGCTTTAGAATCACCTGGATCATAGTATGTTTCAGCCCTAGACAAATAAGAATACATTCTTTTTATTGTTCCAACTGATAATTTTTCTCCTCTAGCTAATTGTTGAGCTCGAATCTTACCTACACTTGTCGCACACTTATTATTGACCTTCTTATTGAGTTCAATACCTCTTTTAGCATTGTTTCTAACACCGCTTCCATAGTCTCCATACGTTTCAAGTTCAACATCCAAAACATCTGTAAGTTCTTCTAATAAAGAAAGTGCTTCTTGCTCTTTTTTATCTTCTTTTATTGCATCTACAAAGTGACCTTCAATAGAAAAACCTTTTACTTTACCTGTTTTTACGTAATTATCCCAAATTTCATCATTATTTACCTTCATAGACACCATCCAGGTTCCTACAGGTACGTTAAAACCGTATTTTCTCGATTTATCTTGTTTTTCATCTTCTACAATCCAAGATTCTACAACAGAAAGCCCATTAAGTTCAATTTCGTGTTCTAGAGTAGAATTATTTTGATTTCCTTTAGTCAAAAAAAGCTCTGAGGCTTTTTTGACGGTATCTTCACTGAAATAGATATAATATTCCTCTTCTCCATTTGATCTATATATCTTTTTGTTAGGAATCAAAGCTGCTCCCATTAAGATCTTCTTTTCTTTATCAACTTCAGCAAGTTTTATTTCGTGTGATGCAAGTGCAACAAAATCCTCTTCTATTGCAGGTTCATCTACAATAGAAATTGCTTGTATTCCTGCAAAGTCGCTATCTTCGTCTATAACTAATTCGACAAGTTTTATTTCTTCCATAATAAGTAAATCTTTTTTTAGTTAATTTGTTTTGTTTCTTATCCTAGCTTAGAACCTTTAATTATATTACGTTCAAGAGCTAATCCAGATCTTACATCTCCTGTTACAACATAAGCTTTAACAGGCTCTCCAGTTCTTTGTGCAATTGCTTGAGATAATTGGAATTGTTGACCTGTACCGACTATGTTGAATGTAGGATCTTGTATTCCGCCTCCAGTACCACCTGCTCCACCTAGTCCAGAAACTCTAGTTGATCCAGGAGCTGCACTAGGAACAAATTGAGTTTTTCTTATTGCATCAACTTGTTTTAATCCAAATGCGGTTGCTGTTGCTGCCGCAGCTATTGCTAAAGGCAATGCTGCAGGACCTAAGAACTTCATACCTTTAATAGTACCAAAAGCATCTATAGCCATTTCAGCAGTGCCTATTAAGGCTGAAGTTATAGATAAGGCTTTTTGAGTTTTAAATGCTTTCTCTGCTAGCTTATCTCTTTTTTCTTGTAAAGCAACTTCGTTTTTTTCTATCTGGTTGTTTATAGCTTCTTTTTGGTCTGCAGTTAACTTCTCATTAATAATTCTCTTTTTTAATTCATTATTAACAAGCATAGTCTTTCTTTCTTCTTGAGATATTTCTGCGTCTATTTGAGCGGTAATAGAATCTATGCCAAATTTTAAAAACTCTGCTGCTTTTTTAGCAGCGTTAATGACCTTGTCGAGACCTTTTGCAGCATCACCATCTAAATCTATTAAAGAAGCTTTTAATTTATAAAGTCTTTCGTAAAGCTTTTCTCTTTCCAATACACTTAACGTATCTACTTTTAAAGCTATTTCTATAGAGTCTATTTCTTTTTGTATAGCTTTATCAATTAACTTTTCTTTGTCTTTTTCAAATTGCTCTCTTGATGTAGATCTTTCTTTTAATCCTAATATATCTTGAGCTAATATTTTTTTAATGTTAGCTATTTCTATATTTCTTCTAACTTTTTGAATATCTCTCTGTCTTTCTTGAAGTTCATTATATTTAGTGTAAAAGTTTAATCCTTCAAAAATCGCAGCATTTAAATCAAGCTGACTTTTTGTTTCATCGTCTTTTGCTTTTTTAACTTGCTTAGTTAATTCAACTTGCTGTTTTTCTACAATAGCTAATTGGTTAGACAACTCAAGAAAAACGTGTCTAGTATCATTAAACTCTTTTTCAGCATTTGTTAATTGTATGGTTTGCGCTTCTATTCTTTCGTTTAATTCACTTTGAAGTCCACCATCTTCAATTACTTCTTTATTAAGCTTTGACTCTTGCTGTTTTAAATCATTTAGTTTTGATTTTTGTTCTGATAAATTTGCTTCAGCATCAAATAAATGTTTTTGTTGAGACAACATCTCATCATTCAAAGAAAGTCTAGAAAACTCAAGATCTAAAAACTTCTGAGCTTTTTCAGTTCTTTGTTCCTGGGTTAAAGTTTCATCTGCTAGTATCTTTTTAAGTGCACTGTGCCTTGTAGATGCGCCACGTAAAAGTTTTGACCTTTCCTCTAAAGAATCATTTGTGTTTTCTAATGCTTCTAAATATATTCTTGTAACTTCTAGATTTATATTTAATGAGTCTGTAAAATCATCTGTTGCTTCTTCTGCTTTTTTAGTAGAACCAAAGAAAAAATCAATGGCAGCTATAACCGCCTGGAATGCTAAAATAAGACCTAAAGGTCCTCTTAATTGAGCTCCTAATAATTGAAAAGCTTTTGTAGTTCCTCCAGTTTTAGCCATTAATGTAACCATCAAAGTAGATAACTGAGATAAGTTGTTTGTTACACCTCGTATACCATAAGGCATATCTGATATAGTTCTACCAAGTTCTGTTAAAGTAGCGCCAGCTAAACCAGAAGAAGATATTAAATCTTGATTTACTTTAGCAAATTTTGAGTTCGTATCAGTTATCTCAGAAACTCTATTTCTTAATACTTGTATTTGTTTATCTTGTTCAAAGAACTGTTTAGTTGTTTTTGCCGTATTGTCTCTTACTAATTCTAATGCTCTTATTTGTCTTCTTAAGTCTCCAACACTACCTTTTAATAATTTACTGCCACGATCAATAGCTTCATTCATTAAATCAGCTCCTGTAGCTGCATCTCTGAAAGCATCGTCAAGTTGTTTTATTTTGACTTGAGCTTGTGTTCCAACTATTTTAATTTCTACTTCTATTTTTTGTCTAGCCATTTTTAAATCGTTTTGTTTTGTTTATTGCTTCTTTTAAGTTGCTAGGAGCTTCGTATTTACCCTTAGCTATATCGATATACGGAGATATTCCGTTATAATCATTTAGTTTTAATAAGTCTAATATATGTTTAAGCATCGAAGTCATTTAATAATTCTATTTCACTTTTACCATTATACATATCAGTAGTTATTGAGTTTATCTTATAACTTTTCTGATTGATAATAAATCTATCAGCCAACGTGAAGTTCAATAAAACTTCAGGTGGCAAAAATGCTGTAACCTTAGTAAGTCTATTTTTAGCATCAAATACATCACTTATATATTTATTATAATAAGTTTTAAATAATCCGTTTGTAGATACTTTAGGAGGAGCAACCTCATACTCATTAAATTCAGCACTAAAGTTTATACTTTGAGAAGTATTATTTAATTCTACAGAATTAGAAGGAACAATATAACTTGTGTTGCTTCCTGAAGATCCTGTAGACTCTCTGAAATATATTTCTTCTCCTGAAGTTACTCTTATAGGGTAAAACAATAAAGGCCTACCAATATAAGGTTCTTGATTTTCATTTGCAGACCAGCCCCATTGAATTTTAGTAGATGTATCTCCAGATGTATCATTTAGATCTAATAATCTTTGGAACTTATGATGTTCAAAAGGTGCTTCTACTTTATAAACACTTCCGTCTGGATCTACCGTTAAAAATTCATCTGTACCCCATTCTAAACCAAATATCTTTTCGTGTGTTATAGAAAAGAAAGAATCTCTTCCTTGATATCTAAAATCAACTTCTTTATAGGGTAAAGCAGAATCTATCTGAGATTCATTTATATCTATGTAATCTGTTATGTCATAATCTACACCTGCAGCATAAAAAGAATCTAAAGTTTGTATTTTAATTGTTCCATCGTCCTCTACAAAAGCAGTTAGATTAAACATTTTAAATAACCCTGTTAAAAAATCTATATTTTTTATTTCAGGTATTTCTGTAGATATATTGAACGGAGGGTTAGCTGAAATTGAAGTAGAACTAAATGTTAAGCTGTAAGTTGTTTCAGGTAAAGAAATACCACCTTCAACAGTCATAGTAACTGTACCAGATACTGATAAAGGTGAAGATGAAGTTGTACTAACATTGAAAGTGTAGTCACCTTCTCCAACAACACTAGGACTAAATAATCCTACCATATCTAAAGTTTGAGTTCCTGTTCCTGACGTGCTATATTCTAAATTACCGCCTAAAAAAGCGTCTATCTTATATGTTATTGAACTGTCTGAAGGAACAACTTGTATTTGAAAGTTAAGATTATCGTCTCCTTCTACAGTCAATGTTGTTCCGTTTGATACAATAGAACTGTCATATCCTGATCCAGCATTAAATGTTCCTGTTTGAAATGTTTTTATTTGCTTGATAAAAGGTTCTGATACTTGAGAATCAGAACCAACATCACCAGACTTTCTGTGTAACCACATAAATAAATTATAATATGGTGTATTTGTTGTGTTAAAGAAATCATCTGAAAATGTTAGATCATATTTTGTTTGTATTGCTTCAACTATTTTATGCACCCTAAGAGCATATTTTAATTCAGTTAAAAGTAATCCTTTGTTATCAGTTCCTGAGCTAGGTTGTTTTCCTAAATTATCTACAATTCCGTCATAAGTAGTAGATCCTGAATCATATACTAATCTTCTTGTATGAGTAATTAAAGGAACTATCAAATCAGAAACAGCATTTACAAGCTTTGATTTTAGTTGAGTTGCTGTATAAGTTGTATCAAAAGAAGATAGATCTAGTGAGCTTAATTTATCATCTGCCATTAAGCTGATCAAGTTAATAGTCTCACCAAAAAATGTAACCCTATAAGTATAAGGTTTACCATCTCTCATATTCACTCCATCTAATCTTATTTTACCTTTTTTGTAAGGAGTATGATTTAATTCTATTCTAGCAGATCTTCTTTTTCTTGCATCAAAGTCACTTAACAAATTATTACTAGAACTAACTACATCTGAGTTATAATAATGTTTAAATACTTTATTGTTTGTTTTAGAAGCAGGTAAGCTGAATGTTCTTGTAAAGTCTGTAAATACACTGCCTATATCTCTAACGTCTTGGATGGTCTGTGTTATAGACACAGACTCATCTTTAAACATATCCATTCTGACATCAGAACCGTCATTATCTTGTATGAATAATTCAATTACAAACATTATCTGATATTTTGTATTTTATCGTTAGCAAATTCAAATTCTATTGTATAGCTAACTAATTTATTATTTACATTTGTTTTCTTTTCTACAGACGTACTTCTTATAATTACTGGATGAATTGAAGCTTCTGTATTTAAAATACCTTCATCTACCCATATTTGCTCACTCATTAATAATTCTTGTATAGGATCAGAAATACCCTCTTCTAAGAAATCTGTATTTAATGTAAGGGTTTCTGTTCCTTGAATATCTATTCTTTGTTTTTGAGCTTTATATTTATCATAAGAAAAACTAGCTAAATTAAAATTAACTGTGCTTCTTTTATATTCATCGAAGTTTGTTTCTAATGTTTTAGTAGATTTTCTAGTAAATAATATTTCTTGCAGTGCACCAAATCTGTTATAGAATATAACTTTATATGCAGTATACTTAGAACACCTGGACTCTTCTAGAGTCAACGTTCTTGTTAAGGATTGTCCTGTTCCGTCTGTAACTGTAATTGTACCTCCTGTAAAATTATTAGTTTGAGATATGACTACGTATTGAATTTTGTCTGCAGATCTTCCGTCTTGTATTTGATAACTTTCTCCTGAAACCATTATATCATCTGCTAAAGTTAATTGAGTGTCACTATCAACCGCAGTCACGTTTGTAAACGTGCTGTCGGTTGTGTTATATACCGTCATACCTACTTTTACTGTAGTAGTAAAACTTTTACCTACAGATCCATCTACTAATTTGTTAGTTGTTGTTCCATCTGCAGTTCCAGAATCTTTAACATCACCATCTGTAATTTTTATAGGATCTACTATTGTACCCCAGCTTTGAGAATAAGTGTTCCAGAAATTATCTACAGCATTCCAAAAAACTGTAGAAGATCCTGATATATTGAAACTGAGTGTAGATTGCAAAGGAGCATAAACTGGTATTACAATATCTTTACCTTTAATAAAGTATATTTTAGAGTTAGTCATTAAGACTTGCTTTTGAGCAAGTATTGTATTACCAGGATTTAAACCATCTTTAAAAAACCCATATCCATCTAAAGTAATCCAGGGAGTTCCGTTACTAGCCGTAGCTGACATATTTATTGTGTAGGTTTCTCCTGACGCAAAAATATCACTAGATACAGATAAAGTATTATCATCATCAACTGCTGAAACAGTTGCTGACGTAGCATCCGTAGTATTGTTTGCAGTTAATGTAAAAGAAGACGGTAATAACTTTCTGATGAAATTATTATCAGTATCAACTAATTTGTTAGTTGTTGCTGATGTTGTTGTTCCAGACGTTATTTGTACTGTTGTATCTATCTCTACCCATACTGCGTCTACGGCTAAGTTGTAATATTCAGTTTTAAAATAATCCCTTATAAGTTCAGCGATCTCTATAGATGCTGACGTTTTACTAAATATTTTATAAGAATCTAAGTTTCCAGAAACAGGAAATATGTCTGTATCTAAAGTTAATTGAGTATCACTATCTACTGAGCTTACTATAGCTATTGTGTTACCTGTAGTATTATATACTAAGTCTCCAGCTTCAACCGTTTCGCTAAACAGTTTAACTGAATCAACAAGCTTATTTGCTGTTTTACTTGTTATTGTTCCAACTTCAACTACATCTGCAACTTTATCTTTTGTGATTGTGTAAGTTGCTGTCGATGGTTTATTTGTTGTATAGTGTCCTGTATATATATAAATACTGTATGTAAATTTTTCTGCTAATGCGGCAGCAGCTTTATAAAATATTGGACTTCTTGCTAATTGTGGTGTATAAAATGCTGGCATATTTTTAATCGTTTAATTCAAATCTTGATATATTTTGTTTTAACATCTCGTTTAATTCTTCTACATATTTTTCTCCTAATGAATCTATAATATAGCTTTCAAATTTTCTGACTGCGTTTTCTGTATAATTTATTCCGTGGTATCCATAGTCTGCTATTTTTTTAGCTATAGCAAAAGCTCCATCTCTTTTTCTCATAAATCGACCTGTTTTGCTATCTCTACTTGTAATTCCTTTTCTCTCCATCCATTGTCTTATTTTACTTACAGGTGGCATTTGACCAGGTCTTCTACCTAAGTCTACATTACCAGAATAAAAATAACCTGACTCTGAAGCTTCATTTAATATTGTAAGTTTATTGTCAGTCACCTCTTTGCTGAAAGAATCGAGTAGTCTTCCGCTTGCTTTTGCAGGATGAGGATATTTTTGCATTATCTCTATTCTCATTTGTTCTATGAGATCATCTGCTAATTTATCTAATATAGGTTCTAGGTTTACTGCCATTTAACAAACGCTTGTAGTTTTATTAGGTAATTCAATTACTAAATCTACTCCCCATCCTGCTAATTGATTTTCAAATCTATCTAAGAACGGTTGAGCAGATATATCTCCTTGGACTTGAAATAACTCATTGTATGCTGCGCCTCTTCTAAGTTTGCCTTGTAAAATATTAGCTGCAGATAGCTGAGTGTTTAAGATGTCAATAAGATTATCGTTATCATAAAATTGATCAAAAGAATTTGTTTCTCTGTTGTCGTCTACTATATCTAAAAATAGAACCGCAACTTCCATAACAATTATATGATCTCTAAATGTTACGTTCCCTATTTGCACGTGTGCTAATGGAAATATAGTTGTTTTAGCTAGGTCTACTTCCATCAGATCTCCAAACGTCACTGTTTGAGTTGACGGATTTTCTCTAAGTAGATTTTTTATTTTGTCTAGTGTTTCGTATACTGCTATCATCTGTGAGCTTGTTTAATTAATCTTGCTTCTAAATCGTTTTTCTCTTTTTCAAATTCTAACCACATCATTGCTTTATGTACATTGAGTTTTGTAGCTTCGTCAATTTTGAAGACATTTCCTTTACTAAGTGAGTATATTGATTGATACCATCCCCACTTTTTACTGAATCCTTGTGTGTAGGATCCTCTTTCAATGTCTCCTGCTGTTTGAGTAAAGAGTCCATTGTAATTTTCGACAAGTCTATCCCTAAATTCAAAAAAAAAAGGATAGTGCCTAATGCAACAGAAGCTGGAGCATCTTTCATAATTTCAGAATACTTATCACTTCCTTCATATTTTTCTATTTTATAAAAATCCTTATTACCCGCTATGATCGGTCTATAAAGGACCGACATAGCTTTATGCATATCTTCCCAGTTAGATAAATAGTTTTCTGCATCTACATATTCACCTAGAGTGATTTTATCTAAATTTGGTATAAAGCCAAATTCAATTGTATCTCCTTTTGGATCTTCCATAAAAAACCTGTGATGTAAAAATGGTTTTTCTGATAGAATAGTCGCCAGGTGATTTAATATATATTCAAACTCCTGGATTGGCAACTCATAAGCCTCTTTCATTGTAATATCACAAAAGATATTCAAGAGCTTTAAGTTTAAGAAATTAGTGTCTTCTGAATCTTTATTGTCTTCTAATACCTTTATGTATTTTTGGTATTGACTTATCGTTATATCATCTAAAGAAACAGGGACTTGTAACTTATATGTTTTACTCATAATTAGATAATCAAATAATTATATTATTGTACCAAGCAGTTTGGCCTGTTAATAACTTTTAATATTTTACCCCTCAAAAAGTGGAACAAAGTCAAAAAAAAATGATTATCTATATATAGAATTGACGAGAATCTGATACAGATGAACGTCAATAGATTCTCTACAGCAACAATAAACCAGATTTAAAAATAGATATATATTATATATAGAGTGGCCTCGGGCATACTATATCTAATTTTTTCCTTATATAATTACAGGTATTTCGTTAGACGCTAGATCAGCGTCCAACTCTTTGATGTTTATTGGTGTGCTTAATCCGATCGCTAAACAACTCATATCGTTTTGGGTTGATTTGATTAAAGGTAGGAAAGTACCACTAGACATATCCGTTTTACGTTGAATGGTCCTATCTGGACCCGTTTTAAGGCCATTTTTGTGAGATTAGAGGGCGGATTTTGTTAAAATGATATCCGAGAAGGGTGAAGCAGGAAGAGTAAAATTTAACCCCCTAAAAATAAGAGGGTTAAATATTATCACGTATTTATTAAAAATCAATACTAAAAAATACAGTGAAGGCGAACGCGCCCAAATATACAACAAGGGCGATGAATCTATTATCGTCTAAAAGTTTATTTAGTTTGTCTTTAATCTTCATATCCGTATAATTTATTTAAATCTATTTTCAATAAATCTCTTGTTGCCATTTCAACAATTGCGTGGCCTGCCGCCTGCATAGCTATGTTGAAAGTCGGGACGTCCATTTTGACGCCCCTTTTTTCTAGTATTTCCTGAACCCTGCCGACAGCACAAAGCTTGATGCTTTCCGCTTTGTTCATTATTCTAACAGTTTTAATTTCTTTTGTTTCGCTCATTATTTCCAAATTATATTGTTAATTTCTTTTTCACAATTCCAGAAGGAATGTATCAAGGTTTGACTCTTGTGGACACTTGCTAGTAATTCACTTGTAAAATCCGCAACCTTGTAGCCTCTTTGCTGCGCCCAGTTTATCGAATTATGAAAACTAGGGTCATTAATACTTAAGTACTTTGCCGCTTTATAGTATCCAATAATTTGCTCACCAAATGCCGCGTGGTCATTTAATAAGTCGTAAAGGTCTGTTGCATCCTGAAGTAAATAAATGTCCTCAGGTTTACAATAATTATCAAGGTCAATATTAATGCCTTTAAGTTCGTCCTGTAATTCTATAAATTTATTTTCGTAGTTCATCTCTTTATCCTCTTTTATAGTTAAACAGTCTGTCAATAATTTCTTGCTTGCTTTCCAGTCTAAAAGGTTTGTTTAAACCTCTATACTGGTCCTCAAAAATTTGATTTAAAATAAAGTTACTGTTACTCTTTTTCACAGCCTTTAACTTGCGCGCCTCTTTTCTGGACTTGTGCAAGTGCTTGAGTTGTTCTTTGTTTCTCATAGTGCTAATATATAAAAAAAATGGATTAATTAACATTTGTTCATAAAATATTTTTGACTTATTTTGCGAGGTTCAGAATTTTTGATTTTCGTATTTTTCCTCTGGCAACCCCATTGCGTTTAAGAAAGCCCATTGCGTTTAATAACCCTTTAAATGGTCTTCTAACGCGTCCAGATCCACAGCAAAAAAAATCAACTCTTTCAATAGAGAATATTGGTCTTTTTCGTCGACGTCTTCGTCATTAACCTCTTGAATTATTTTATCAATAATATGGTTTACAATTTCATCTTGATTATAATTAGCCTGCTTAGTGCCAAAATATCGAGTCATTAATATATATGTTAAATAACTTTTATTTGTTACCATAATGTATAATTGTTTATAACGAAACCTGAATAATCTTTTTTACCTTCACCCTTTGCCCTAAGTCCTAAAATAACGCCCTTTCGGTCTATCATTATGTCGTCTCTTTCGTCACCGTCTACAACTTTAAAACCTTTGTAATATCTTGGCAACTCACCACCAAAAACAGCCGAAACATTTACGCCTTGAATTAATGCCTTTTTGCACTTTTCCCAGTTGTCCTCACTACGTGAAAAAGTCAAAGAATAAAATTCATTATCCTTGTATTTCAAAGCCCTTTTAAAATCCTTAGTGTAATCATAAAACAATAAACGGCCCTTTGCTAAAGCAGGGTCCAAGCCGTAGGCATTTTTAAGCAGGTGCAAGAAATCAATGTCACTTGTGCCGTTAAGCCTGACGGCGATTTTATAATCACCTTTTAAAGCCTTTTTATATTCTTTGTAAATCTCGCTAAATAATTGCTTAAGAAATCCTTTTTTATCAGCCAGAAAATATTCTGTTTTGTTCATTCTGGCGTTTTGAACGTTTGAGAATTTACCGCGTCCAGCCGTATAAAGACACGCAGCCGCGCAACCTCTAGACGCAAAAGGGCAAATATTTTTTCGTTTGCTGTTTTGTTTGTGCGGTGCTAAATACAAAATAAATGTTTTCAATTTATTCTTTTTTGTCTTGGCGTTTGTGATGCCGTTCGATAATAAGCGCGCAGGTACCTTGTACCCTTGCTCCTTTTTAATCAATTGTAATTCCATTTATTTTAGTTTGTTTTCCTCTATTGTTATTTGTCCCCAGCCGTGGTCACCGTCCCACGTCACAAGGTCCGCCTCATCGTCTTCAATTCCTGCGTTTCTTATGTCTAAATCTTTAACAACCTTTTGAAGATTTTTTCTTGCATCTTCAAGCGAAGAATAAACCCCGCAACAGTCAGACTCTCCAGGGACCCCGCCCTCATAATGATTAACAACGTAAACCGTTTTAATCTCTTGTTCTTTCTCTACTAATTTTCTCAGTTTTTGAATTAGTTCAAGGCTATCATCTAGCCTTTTGTGTGTCTTGTCATCCCCTTCGAGGAAATAACAATATTTAAAACTCTTGATAAAGAGCTCTAAATCATTAATATTAAATTTATTTTCCATAGCCCAAACATAGCAAAGCCGTGTTAATTTAATATTAACTTAACATTAACAATATTTAAAATTGAGGAAATATGCAGGTTAAATTTGAGTCGTAATATTGGCGGTATGAATAGCAGGACCCACCAGAACAGAAAACCAGAAAGAGAACAGAGGGGGCGCAGGACCGCCCAAAGGCGGACCCTACTGCGTTTAAGAGAAACAACCCACTGCGTTTAAGAAGGCGCACCCCACTGCGTTTAAGAATTATTTTTCGACCCCACTGCGTTTAAGAATTTCAGGATCAGAAAAGTCTACAAAGTTATCGAGCTTGTCAATTGCTCTTCCAAACTCTTCTTTGTCAAAAAGATCTTGAAGTTTCTTTTGTTCAACAGCTACTTCAATTATACTTGGTAGCCAGTCCCATAAAGTCTTAATCTCTATAACAACATCACAATTGTCACTATATCCTAGATACAGCTCTCCGTCAGATCCTTGAAGCGTGTGAATGTCGTGAACGTATGTTGATTTACTTTTACCCATTGTTATTAGTTTTTGAATTATACTTATCATCCACATCGGATATAAACTCTTGAAGCATTTCAACCTTTATTGTTAAAGCTTCAATCCTTTCTTTTAACTCTTGGATTTGAACATCTCTTTTTGAGATTTCCTCATCTTTTTTTGAGATTATTTCATCTCTTTTTGAGACCTCAGATCTAACCTGAGCCTCATCTTTTAATCTTCTAATGTCTGCTGAATGTATCATCTTTGATAATTATTTTACTGTTTAAAAATTCTATTGTCTGGAAGATAAAATCCTCCTTAGCCTCTTTGCTATCCATTTCTGTTGGAACGCAAATCCAGTACTGGGTGCTTTTAGCACCCCAGAACCTTCTTAATATTTTACCTAACTCTCTCATAACCTATCTGCTAGTTTACCGAAAACTGTTCTTGATAAATGCATTAAGCAATTATCATCTAAATTATTCCCAAAACATTCTTTTACAAAATGTAATGTATCAATAGAGTCAATAACCTTAGTTACACAATCATTAAGTTTTTCATCCATATCGTTCAAGATAGCTGTGCTTCCATCTTTATAAAGGACTGTTACATAATCAATACCTTCTTGAATTACATCTTTCTTCATTAACTCTAAACATTTCATTGCGTATTCTTCTGTATTAGTTTCTTTTGTGTCGCTTGAGTGACCACAATCAAAACCTAAAGTCAGGACTCCGTCATTAAAAACAGAGTAATTGATTTCTCTACCATAACTATCTATAATGGCATAATCTTCCCAAGCATCTCCAAATGCTCTATTGTTTACTGGATGTCCTTTTGGTATCTCTATATATCCACACCAATGACCATTTCCCAAGTCAGGATCTTCATAACCACCATAACTCTTAAACCTAGTGTAAATTCTTATTTTATTATTTAAATCTGTTATTTCCATATTAATTAAATTTTAAAGTTATACCTTCGAACTTTACTTCTTGTAAAGTATTAAGATTAATCATTCTAAAGCCTTCTTTGTGCATATCATACACTGGAAGTAGTCCTTTAGTCAGAGGCTCAAAAGAAAGTCCCTTTCCAGTGACTCCTTTTCTTACGCCTCTACGTGCTGTAATCTTTCTCAAACTACCATCCTTCTTTACAAAGGTAGCTGAGAAGATTTGACCATCTTTGGTCCCGTTAATAAAGTGTTCAATTTTTGTCATATAATAAATATTTGTAGCAATATTAAGAAAAGTTTTGTAGCTTAGTGTTAACTTAATGTTAACAAATTGTTATGTATTTAAAATCAGAATGTTGTTCAGCTCCACCTTGGTTAGGCGAACCTGATCTAAATAGATGTAGTGAGTGTAAAGAATCAACAGAGTTCTACGATGAAGATACGGGCAAACCCTACTATGTTTAAGAGCGACCCTACTGCGTTTAATGATGCAACCCTACTGCGTTTAACGAATAGAGTAAGAGCCTTTGTTAAATCCTTCAAGAGCGTATTGAGCTGCGTAGCGGATCGCGTCAATGTTGTGATTCCATTTGTCAACAGGTTTTGTTTGACCCTTAGTTGCCCAAACATAATTGTTAAGTTCCTTTATAAGTTCAGTGGAGTCAGGATCCACAATCAAATCAAAGTCCTGAAGTAAAGCAATACCAGTAAGTATAGACCCACTGCGTTTAACGGTCGGTCTTATATTAACTCCTTTAAGTTTAACTTCTTTTATTAGACGTGGTTCAGAACTATCACAGATAATTAAATGAGGACCAGCATATCTAATATTGTAATCTGCAATCTGTGTTGTTGACAACCCAGCTTTGCAGTACATTGTTTTACAGAATATTCTCCTGCCTTTTTTATCTATGCTTAGTTTTACAAGAACTGTTGGATCAATACTAAATCCAAAGTCTTGACCATAATATAAATCATAGTTCTCATTGAACTCTCCTATCCTCCAGTTTCTAAATATAACACCTTCTTGTTTCTCAAGCCAGGCCCCCATAATCTGATGATTATATTTCTCTGGCCTTCTTCTTCTTATGTCTTGTATCTGATTCAAGAATGATATAGATAGATTATCTTTATTGTCTAAGTAGGTTGTATGAATATAAGTGATGCCTCCTTTGATACCATTAAAGCCATCTGGTATATGCCTGTTCTCAAAGAAGCGATTAAAGATCCAATGTTCTTTTGTAGTTGGGTTTAATATAAGTACACATCTATTCTGTTTATTCTTAACTCTAACAGACTGATCAATCTTATCAAAGTCGTCTTCGCTTGTAAGCTCTTCCGCCTCATCCAATACAAAAGTAGTTATTGCGTTTAAAGATTTAAGTGATGCCGTCTGGTTACCTGAAGCTGTACGTATACCTTTAAATAATATACTAGACTTAGTTTTAATGTTCGTGATCTCGTCTTTAGTTATTCTAAAGTCTTCGCTCACTCCCATCATTTCTAGCTTTTCAATAAATTCAGGAATAATAGATGAAGCTGCAGATACCATTGTATATCTAGTAAACAATATCTTATGGCCTCTTTCATAAGTCAACAGCAATAAGAAAACATTCACAGCAAAAGATTTACCAGAACCTCTACCGCCTGTTATAATAAAATACCTGGAGTCATTCCCAAAGGCTTGATACTTATCATTCAGCTTCGGTGTCTTCATCTATATCAATTGTATTATCTTCTTCTATTTGAGGAGTGCCTTGAAAGAAATTCATAATAGATATATCTACATTCTCAGCTCCTTTCGTAATATCTAAGTTCTCTCCAGGTTTACCATAAACGTACTCAGCTATCATCTTTCTATCGAACTGTGAGTTCCTGGCATTCTCGGCAACCATAACCCAGAACTCTTCTTCAGATCCATAAACATCCTTTATAGCCTTTGTAGCTAATAGTTTTGACCTGACCTTCATAGCCTTATTGATTTTAGTTGGAGTGCTCAGAGAACGCCTTAAAATGGCGTCTCCTCGCTTCTGACCGTTATTCTTTCTACCATCGGTAGACTTCATATATTTTCTTTCTGGTTTCTTTCTGGGCATTTCTGGTCGTAAATTAATTCATATAGTTCCCAAATCTTATCACTCCATTCTTTCTTTCCATAGATCTCTTTTGATTCTTTCTTTTGTCCTTTGTATTCAAGTACAATTCTAAAAGTCTTTTGTTGAGGTAATATAGGTACTGGATAAGCCTTATAGCCATTGTTGAAGCACCAGCTAATAGCATCAAGATCATACCTGGGATTACATCTCTTTTTCTTTCTTGGCATTTAAAAAGCATCTACAGAACTATAACCTGAATAAACTTTTGTCTTGTCGTTATCCTTTGACAAATCACACAATATATCTAAGAACATTTTATAAGCTATCTCTTCTTGATTGTCAGGAATGTTTTGAGATAATCTATAAAATTTATTTTTCTCTAACATTTCTAACTTATTAGAAAGCAACTCATTTTGTATTGATAATTTTTTATTATCTAACAGCAAATCAATCTTTTTTTTGCTCACGTCTATATAAGATTTATTTTCGTCTCTAAAAGTCAAACAGATATCAGCTAAAGCTTCTTCGTGCCTAAGTATTATTGGAATAACTTTTTTTATTGCGTGAAGAACTGTAGCGTGATCTTTACCTAAAGACTCTCCTATCTTTTTTGTGCTTAAAGGCGTGTATTCTCTACATAAATAAAAGTAAACAGCCCTGGCATAAACATAGCTTCTTTCTCTACTTTTTGTTTGTAAATCCAATCCTGTTCGGTCTTGGACGTATTCTAGTATCTGGTTCAAATTCATAGTAATTGTTTAATAGTGTTGTAAATATAAAAAAATTTGCATATTGTCTAGCTAAATAAATTCCTAAACATTCTTCATATAATTCAAGCTCTTCAAAGAAATGTAAACTTATGTTTAAGTCTTTGTCATTTGCTCCGTCTATAATATCGTTACAAGTTAATCTAAAATATAATCTCGTTACAGGATGTTTAGAATCCAAAGTATCTAATATAATTCTTAACTGCCTTCGTAACTTTCTCTTTTCCCGATTGGATAAAATCGTCATCAGCTATATCTGTCTTAACTTTTTTAGTTCGTTTATCTATAATCACGAACTCAAACTTATCTTTGTTGAACAACTCACAATATAAATAAGCTTGAATATCATAACCATAAAAATATTTATTATAATCCCAGTTATCAATATCACTGGTTGTTTTTAAATCAATAACTCTATCAGAATTTAAACAGTCGGCTTTGCCTCTGAAAGGCAAGCCTTGTATGTAGCCTATTGCAGGAACTTCACACTGACCGTGTTGAATTAACTCTTCAGCTCTACTGTTTTGCATTATTGCTTCTCTAAGATCCTCGGCCCATAATCTATCTTTCTGAAGCATTACTTCTTTCTGGCTTGTTTCTTTTAATTCTTTGTACTCTTTATTTCTTCTTGTAGCTACATCAACAAAATCATAGTAGTCATCAATCTTATCATTCTCTAATATAGTTACGTGAATTAATCTGCCGTCTCTTAATGGCTTAGAATCTGGATCAAACTTATTATCTTCGAAAAGATAATCGTCAACGCCATCAACAAGTTTCTTAATAGAACTAGATGATAAACAGTTAACACCAAGGTAACCGTAATAAAAAGAATTATCATCCATTTTATCCAGAAGATCTTTTTGCGACCAAACAGTGCCATCAAATAATTTTATATTCATTATCTACAATATAATAAATTACTTCGTAATCATCGAACTCTGGCCTGGAAAAGTTATAATACCAAATCATAATACTGTTGCGTCTATTACGTCTAAATATGCTACTTCTTTGGCTACTCTCTTTCTATTGGTAAAATGAGTTGTAGCAGGGTTTCTGTAGTTTACTTCCCAACTAGGTTCAATTGTGTATAAATTAAAGCAGTAAACATTTTTTGGTGTACTGCAAATATAAAGAGGAGTATCTCTATGCTCAGAACAAGTCTTGATCATTGCTTCATATTTCATCTTCTCTAGCAATAAGGTGTTATAATGCCTTGTCCTACATTTGAGTTCTATTCTATATTTGTTATCAACAGAATAACAATCCCACTTAGACATCTTCTTTCTGGATTTAACTAAGTCAGGAAAGTAATTTAACTTTAAATACTTAAAGAGATCTTCTTCTTTATAAATAAGCCTCATATATTTTCTTCAAAGGTTTATATACATTATTTACAAAACAAGAACTACAGCTTGTTCCTTTTTGTTTAGCGTTAAAAACCCTGTTATATATATTTATACATTTACTAACAATAGGAGCAGGAAGAGTTCTCTTTTTACTTTTAAATAAATCATCTAAAAACAAATACTCTTCTTCTGTCAGGCATTCCATTTTGTTATATGAAAATAACTTATTGAGCTTATCTTTTCTTTCGTCACATCCACAATCTTCTCCTGCTAAAAACTTCACAGCTTTTTTAATTCCTGTTGCTTCAGTTATTTTTTCTATAGTATCTCCAAGTCCTTCAGACTTGTTTTCATTCTTTGCGTCAAATTTCTTTTTCCAATCTTTGTACGCTTTTGTTCTTTTATCTTTTGGCTTTTTCATATTTTATATTTTATCGTAATCTTTATTGAAGAAATCCATAATATCTTCTCCAAACTTATCAGCTATAATTTGTTTATAATTCTTACAAGAATTAAATATACTTGTTAAAGATATATTTGTTTTCTTTGCTATGTCTCTCATACTATAATCTGTATAATAATATAGTCTAAAAAGTTTCTTATCGTACCAGTGCCAAGTTTCTATTTCATCTTCAATCATCTTCATTATTTTTTCATTTGCAGCTTCCATTTTTTCAACATCAATTTGATCTTCAAATGAATAACTTAAATCGGTACTATATTTAGAAGTATCAAAATTCTCATCAAATGTATCAAACTCTTTAAATTCATAGAATTGAATTTTATTCTTGTCGTTCTTTAATTTGTAAAATATATTTCTCAGAGTAACATAAATATATATCTTGTTTATCTTACCGTCAACCATAATTCTTGACGGATCACTAATATATTTAAGCATTCTAAAATACATTATTTGGACCATTTCTTTTGCAAGATCTTCATCTCTGCAAATAGACTTTGCAACTTTCAACCATTCTTTATTTCTTTTAGCTAGTTGCTTTAATATCATTTTATATGGTCTTTTGGATCTCTGTTTCTATTGTATTGTTCTTTATACCATTTATCATTATCATTCTCTATTTCTTTCTGTAGATTAGCTAAAGCTCTCCAGGCTACTTTAGCAGAATGCCTCATACCATCATCATCAATTGTACCAGCTTGTATAAGATGTCTAGATAAAGCATCGAGCTCGTCTGTGGACTTCGCTCTGTCCCAATGTAAAGGTTCTCCTGGATGATGTTGCTCATTACCAGCATAAGACACTTTAGCCACTTCTCTTATAGCATCAGGAAAATAATTTAACACTCCTGTAAAAACAGGTATCTTTTTTCTATCACTCATAACTTAATTTTATTTTAATCATATCTTCAGGTCCATAATATTTTTTAAGATCCTTAACGTGAACTATATTTTCATCCTTCTCAAACACAACACCCTCAAGAGCATCCATAAACGCTTTGTTTATATTATCTAACAAATCAGGTCTACCTGATCTAAATAAAAAAGTTTCTTTTTTCTTCTTGCTAAAATTAGTTGGGTATCTAAAGACGTAATGTAATTCTTCTACAGTAATTTCAGTACCTGACTTTATCATTTGAAAATCTTTTGGTAGTTGTTGTTTAGCTAAAGTTACAATATTTTTTTTATACTCTATAATTCTTTTGGGTGTGTAGGCATAACCTCTTCTGTATTGTACAGATTGATGAGGTGTAGGTCTTATGTTAAAAGTTAAATTTATTTCCATTATTAAATTTTAATAAGTCGTCTATTTTATCTACAAGTCTAGGATAACTAAAAGAATCAACTTCAAAATTAAACTCTTCAAATGGAAAGTTCCTACTACGTTTACATATAACTTTTACTAATTTGTTGTCGTTGTCGTTTACTTTTAATTGTATCTGTGACTCAGCTTTCTTTTCTAAAAAAGATCCTAAGTGTCCTGTTGGTTTTTCTGAATTATGATTACTATGAATTACACAAGCAATATGTATGTTGTAATTTTGTGTCCACTCCATAATCTTTTGTACAACATTATTTGATTCTACAATATCATTAACATCGTTTACTAAATCAGCTACACCATCAATAATCATAAATCCTAGATCTTGTCCGTGCAGATTTAAATACATTTCAATAAACTCTATTCTACGTTGTACAGATAATACCCTAAGCCCGTATGTATCATAATTAGTGTTATCGGCTTTTGCCATATGCAAAACCCTTTTAAATACTTTTTGTGCGTGAAACTTACCTTGTTCAGTATCAAAGTGTACTAGATTCAGATCTCCTCTATGTCCTTCAATGTCTCCTGTATATTCGGTGCTTCCAGATATATAAGCAGAAGCAAGCATAGACACAAAAAAAGTCTTCTTACTTTTTGGAGGAGCTTGGATAAAACTGAAGTTTCCATATGTTCCGATAGGTACTGGATAATAATCATCGTTTATTTTATAATAGCCATATGACAAAGCAACTGGAGGGTAGGTTACGGTTTCCTTTGGATCTACAAATACTTGGTCAGATAGTTGTTGAAATTTTTCTTTTAACGTCATATTAAATTAGAGATAAAAAAAGGTGGGCTTTTACACCCACCTTCCACAAAAACAAATTGAACACTAAAAATCAACCAGTTCTTCTTTGTTTGGCTTCTCAGCGACAGTAACTTTTCCGTCTGTCCAAATCACTTTACCGTTTCCAATATAAGACTTTTCGACTCCATTGTCTCTTTCTTCCTTAGTCCTGGAATACCATAAAGATACATTTTGACCATACTGATTAGTTTCGTCTCTTACACTGATGTCTAGATTTAGATACTGTCCTTTATATAATTTAGACTTATCTATTTTCTTTACATCAATTGAGATATTTCCTAATAAAGACATAATATAAATATTTAAGATTGTACTAACTTCACCATTGCAGCATCAGATACGTTATACTTTTCGTGTACCATATCTGGATTACCACCGTTACTAAGGTATTGTTTTACCTTATTAAAGTTTGGATGTTTAGGGGTTAACGTTTCTTTTTCAGTAACTGTTTTCCCGTGTTTGTTGGTTGCATCTGCATCTTTAGTGTCATCGATTAAGAATAAACCATTAAGAGCATATTTTCTAGCATAACTAGAAGAAGCTCCAAAAGATTGTGCAACATCCATACCTTTTTTGTTTGGATCTATACCTGCTTGCGCAGTTACACTTATTGTGTTCTCACCGTCTGTAATTGAAGCAGTTGCTTCACAATACAAAGGTTCATTATTTATCTTGTCGCTTATTGTTAATACTAATTCGTGTTTAGACAAAATAGGTTTAACAGCTTCCAAGATATCTTCACAAGATCTGTAATTATAATTACCGAACTTGTTTCTTTGGTTTTTAGGTGCTTTAAGTTCTGATTGAACCTGCACCAATTTAGTGTGTAATGATTTCATACTGGCTAATATAATAAAAAAATTAATTAACAAAAGAATGAGATTCTAATTTATTTACATAAAAAGCAATTCTAATTAAACTCTCTCTTAATTCTTGCTTCTCTTCATCCCCTAAACACCAAATATCGTTTAGTGTTTTTGCTACCAATACATAATCATCTAAAAATTGTTGTTCTTCTTTAATGTTCATAAAGCAAATATAATATTATTTTAACACTACACAACTTTCAGTTGTTGTGTAGTGTATATAATAGTATATATAATATCAATATAATATTATATATAATATAATATAATAGTATATATTATATAAGCAAGCACTTTTTTTTTGTATATTTAGGTATGGAATTTAAAGATAAAGTGATAAAAATAGCTAATAGAAGGAACTGGAGTAAAAAGAGACGCATAGATGAGCTTTTAGAGATTGATGCGACTATGTATATGTATTTAGGCATAACTGCCACTAAAAGCGATAAAAAGGCGGTTAAACAGCGTTCTAGGTTTATATATAAGCTTATAAAAGATATTGATCCAAGTGAGGATATTTATTTGAAAGCAATCGACGCTTATTAAAGTACCATATTGAGTCTGGCTTCATATCATCATTGTCGACATATATTCTGTCGTCTGAGAATCCTATTCTGGTAAAGCCGACCTCCAAAAGGGCGGTAATCATTTTATATCTTTTTCTAGGATCTTTACATCTTATTTCTGCAGCTCTGCCAATAAGATGACTTGAGTTGTTTAATTCTTTGGTTCTTAATTGACCGTCAGGAGAAACATAACCTTTTAATATTTTAAACTTAATCTTAGATAGATGCCAGGCTTGATCTAACATCCATAAAAACTCTCTGTCCATATATTTATATCCAGTATCTTCATACCTTGAATAAGGGCAGTCAAATTGTTCAAATGTAAGATATTTAAGTTCGATAATTATTTAGATTTACCTTGACCTCTATATTTTTTCTTATAACCCGATTGAGTTGCTGAAGCGTTCTTAGAGTGAACGCCTGGTCTTTTCTTTTTTACTTTATATCTGTGTATGTATCCAGCTCTAGGCATTATTTCCCTTTAATAATACTTGAAGCTTTTTCTGTTGTACGTCCACCAAAGTAAGCTAAAACAACAGCCATCATAACTTTTTCAAACGTATCGTTCCATAACGCATTTATCTGGAAGTCAATACTGTTAACACTATCCAAGATACCAGCAAAAGAAAAAACGACAATACACCATACCAACACCATAGGACGAACGTTTTTACTAAGCCAAGAATCAGATGCAGCATCTGCTTTCCATCTGTTAGAGATCTCTTCCATTTCTTTATTTTGTTGCTCATATATTAGTGTCTGTAATTTAATTTTGTCTTCTGTAGGTATTTTAGATTTAGTTATCTCTGATATTGCTTCTTTAGGACTTGTAACACCTTGTAATACGTTACCAAGTGTAGGATTAATTACTGTCGCTGCTCCAAAGAGGAGCTTGCCAACAGTTGTATCTTTAAACTTCTTTTTATCGCTCATTGTTGTAAAATTTAAAATGTAGTATAATGAATATTAAATATATATTGATTTCAGTGTAATCTATTTCGTCTTCTGCAGGAAAATAAGTAAAACCTAGAAGAGGTCCATCATAAAATCTATTGATTACAGCAAAATCCATTATGCGTTAGTTATATCTATATATTTAGTTTTACCGTTTTCTCTTATAGCTTTCAAGCATCTTTGTCTGTTAAAATCATTATCAACATAACTAACGTGAACCCAATCAGGATTATTATCATCCCCAAATTCCCAGATGAGCTGATCATAGTCTAAATTATTTTTTATGTAATTATACATTTGTTTATTAGTCATATAGCCATAAGTATCATCTAGGTCAATCGCTCTACCTTCACAATGCTGTGACCGAACTGAACCTCCAATAGCCTTATTAAGTTCAGGAGATCTGTAGAATGAATTTATTTTTATAGGACCACAAGCAGCCTCTCTAAGAGGTTCAAATATTTTTTCAGCTATAAGTTCCATATTTTGTCTTGCATATTCGTCTGGCATATTTTCAATGCCCAGGCGAATAGCCGTTATAGAATATGTTCCTTCTTCATCTGATATATGTTTACTAATCATCTGTGCTTATTCTTCTAAACTTAGAGTTTTCTATTGCTTCTTGCATTTCTTCTACAGGTGCTTTTATTTTTAATGATATATCTGCATCCCATCTGCCTATTAAACTGTTTCCTTTATATATAAATATAGTAGGCACAGATTTAATCTGTCTTTTTACATTAGCGTTCTGGTCTTCTAATAAAGCCTTAACTATCTTAGCACCCTTAATTTCATTAAGTTGCTTATAATCATTTCTATAGTTCCAAGAGCTGTTTATATGTAAAACAGTATATTCCTGTGAACTAGCAATTGCATATACAAATAATGCAATTAGGACAAATATCTGTTTCATTTCTGTATGATTTCATATAATTTTTCATCTATTTTATCTAACTTCTCGCTATTTTCTTGTACCTGCTCGGCAGTATTCTCGATGGTTTCCCTAATTAACTGATCTTTTAAATCATATTCTGTTCTTGATACAGCAGGTTCTGGCAGTAGTTTAGCATCTTCTATGCCTGCATTTAAGTCTGTATACATTAAAACTAATGAAACTGCTCCTGCAATTACAATTCCTATGGTTTTTAAGTCTAAAGTTAATTTAGTGTCTTCCCCGATTTCAGTTGGTTTGCTCATTTTTTTATATCATTATTCTTGTTTATCTTCTTTTATTTCTTCATAAGATCCATCTTCCAAGTTGATATTTATTTTACCATACTCTTCTTCTAGCTCTTGTTTGAATTTATTATCTTCTTCTTGAACACTTGCCCACAAATGTAGTAATCCGTGTTTCTGTACTTCAAGTTGTCCTAAGTCGTGCTTTATAGCAGCATACTTCTTTTGAGATTCTTGTAATTTCTCTAA